CAAGTAACTTATTGTAAATTAATATAGTAACAATTTTAAAAAGAACCGGGTGGGTGTACTCCAAGGTGCGGATTCGATTTCTATCCTCGGGGCATTTTTCCAAATCCCGTTTTTTAAAACGATCCAATATGGGGTCCTGCCATAAAATTGTAAGCGGACGTCAAAAAATATATAATAACGGGGACATGGACTTACAGCGGTTTTAAATACAATCATAACTGTTATTCCGGCATTTATAAGACATTCCCAAGCCACAGATACACATACTTCCGGTTTTCATGGATATACAGACTTTCAGAAGATTTTCGTTTCTTGCGGGTAAGGCCGGTTTTGGGGAACATCGGAAATGTGGGCATAAATATATAGTGCCAAAGTATCCGGCTCTTGGTATATATTCTTGATTGTACCGGTAAGAAACGGCTTGTTGGATTCTGTAAAACAGCATGTTCAAATGGAATTTTCATCGGTAGGGATTACGCTGTAATAGTCTATTTATTAACCATATAGAATATATATGGAAATGCATGTGTATGATTCTTGACTTTTTTGTATGTTTTTTGTGATTTTGTATAAGAATCCTGAGAATTGGTGTTTAAACGCCTGTCTTTTTGCTGAATAATGTGTATATTTGCCATAATGTTTCTCTTGTGTATGAAACATGGCTTTTGAATGTTACAGGAAGGAAGCGAAGAAAAGGATGAATAATGAAACCATATCGTAGAAAGGATATCAGGAATATTCCGGGCGAACTCTCCATAAGCAAGGGGCTGGCCGTGTTCAATGAGGCAACATTGGAGACGGGACTTGTGGGTGATGTTTCCGGCGAGTGTATTTCAGTCCCGGTCAGGGTGACTGCGGACAAACAACTTCTTACGGACGATGTCGTAATGCCCTTGAAAGATTGCCGGGAGGCGGATACGGAACAGAAGATTGCGTTACAGCGTCTGTTGAACAAACGGCATCTGGTATGGGACAGGCGCAAAGGCGCATTGTCGGAATCGATGTACATACCCAAAGACGGGCAGCAGGTGAAAGTGAGCCTTTTGGACGAGCATGTCATATTGGGGGCGTTCAAGGAGATTGACAGGAAAGGGAATCTTGTGTTGTATTGCCTGATGGAGGAGGACGGCACCCTGCGTCATTCACTGCATGAGGAAATCGGCGTTGCGGAGAATTGGCAGATTACCCCGATAGGAACCAGTGCCCGCAGCCGGTTTGCCGATGCGCTGCACCGGGAAGGGATTGTATGGAACGGACGGCTGAAACGCCTTGAACCGCTGGAAATACATATCAATCGTGGAGGAAAATACTATTACCTGAATGATGTCCTGGAAATCTGTGAATGCAGGGACAGCAGCCGGCCGTCAGACAGAAAGCGCCTGGAATGCGGAAACTATTTCAGGGAGCATAAGGATGCCGAACTGGTGTGTGACTGTGTGCGCTCCATCGTCAAGCTGAACCGGGGCAAGGATGTCAGGCGATAACACGACAATAGGGGGAGAATATTATTCTATCGTTCTCTCTTTTAGGAATCTGAAGGGGAAGTGGCCTTTCTTTTTTTTGCTCTTTCCCTTATAAAAACAAAAACAGACGGCGATGCCGTCTGCTATCTATCTGTTTCTTTTTTGGTATCTTTTTTCTTTGCTCCAAAGAAAAAAGTACATCTACCATCTTCTTCTTGTATGATACTACTTATAGTATTGTTGCTACATTTGTAACACCCCTCGTCTCAGTTATCCGGTACATTTGTATCATCTTCAAGGTAAAAAAAACGGGGCGTCCGGGGCTTCTCCCCCTGGCGCCATATTTTGTTTCAATTTAGACATCTGTTGTTTGTCGCATATGGCTACGGATATAAAAAAACAGACGGCATGCAATGATACCGTCTGTTATTCTTCCATGTGCCTCTTTTCAGGGCGGACATGTTCCGTGCTTTTGCCCGTTCTCCTTCCAGTGGTAAACCTCCTTGTCGGAGACGGACATCACTGTTCTTTTTTCCACATCAAACACCTGCCGGCAGAATGCCTTGACACAAAAGGATGTTTTCAGTTCCGCCAGTATTCTCACGAGCCTGTCATAAGCATGCATGTCCCAGAGATAATCATACATTCCGCCAAGCGGCACCCGTTTAAGCAGCCCCATGCATGTTGCCTTCTTCACGCATTTATCAAAAAGGCGCGAACCGATCTCCATGCTCTCCATATGATACCGTTTGCTACGCAAAGTGTCATATCCCTTCTCCCGCAGACGTGTGCGGTCCGCCATGTACATCATGAATATGACCTCTTCCGGTGGAAATGCTCCCACCAGTCCGCTGAAGCATTTCAGAAACGGTATCACGGCCGCTTTTTTTTCATTATTTTCTTTCATGGCGCGCTATTTCCCGGAAACGTCCGTTTGTGAATTTCCCGCTTCATCATCCCTTATTGCGGGATTGACATAGAAGTGGCATATTTTGCCATTTCGCATCGGTTTATACACGGAGTAACCCAGTTTCCTGGCATAACGTCCCACGGAAACCCGGTTGGCGAACTTGCCGGTATGTTCCGTCAGGTGTGCCGCCATCTCCTCGACGGTCATTCTGCTTTTTAATTCCATATCATTGCTTTTATTTGGTTTCATGGTAAGGATAGCCATGACTGGTGCAAATTGTTTTCAATTGATATGAATTAATAAGAGACGGCCATGAAATCGGCACGGAGGAATTAACGGGTTATATTTTAGCCTCATTCACGGAGCCGTCTCCCGACTATTTCTCCATCAGCCGGCAGATCTCCCGTATCGTACCGGCATTCCGTTCGTCCAGCCACTCCCTGGCCACGTTCCAGGAGAGCGATTTGCTGAATTTCAGGTTCTCCTTTGTGATGGTGTGATATGACAGTCTTCCTTCCGTAGGTTTGAGTCCGATGGAGTGCAGCCCGCATAAGCCGTCCCGGAAAAATGTACATCTTCCGGCTTCCTGCCTGGCCTGTACCATTGGTACAATGCCCGGAACTTTTCCATGCAACAATCCCACAGCCCATCCGGTGGGTGCCAGCCTCTCCTTATATCCGGCTTTCAGTAGCCGCAGGATATCTTCCGGCGTACCAAGGCACGGGGTGTGGCATTGCCGCCTGCATAGCGGACAGCGGCATTCCACCGGACGCCTTCCTGTCTTGCGGATTATCCGCTGTAATGCTGTCTCCATCGTTATGCGCCCGGTAAATGGTATTCCGGATTCTTTTTCCGCCATAACTCTATGATACATTCACGGCCGGCCTGCGTCCAACGTTTTGTCGAACCGAAGGTATATACCTTTCCCCGGCTGTTTTCCCATGTGTAGGGGACATCACATTGCCATGCCCGGCAGGAGGGGAAGACCACCCACTGCCGTTTTTCGTACTTGCAGATTCCTTCCTCGGCAAGAAACTGATGCAGCTGTCGCGGGGAGATACCGAGCTCGTCGGCGATACGTGTGCTCTTGAACCAGTCCCTGTTCTCGATGAACTCCTCGTAGAAGACAATTTTGGGCATGGAGTCGCGCACCACTTTCCGTAGTTCCCGGATCAGTTCCTTTGCCGCCTCCATATCTTGCGGCATGGGACAATCCAGGCAAGGCATATTGGGGGGCGCCGGCTTCGGATGTTCACGAATGGCGGTCGTCGGGCGTTTCATGGACAGCTTTTCGATAGCTTCACCACACCATTCCGCCAGGGACAGGTCTTCCGGTGTGACCCACCGGACCAACGGTATGATAAGGGGGGATTCCAGCCAGGTCGCCCCATGTCCACGTCCACGCGTGGTGAAGATTTGCGACTCATACTTTCCGGTACGTCCGTTACCCGCCATCTCCCTGCGGAGCATATCTGTAGAGGCAATGCGGAGCCACTCGGATGGAATCTTCCCGAAATGCATCGTAATCTGTGTGGCGTTGACCATCAGCTTGTCACCGATGCGCCGGAATGTGACAGGAAACCCTTCCATGAAATGAAGGATTGTGTCATTCTGGACCGCGGAGTGCAGATCATCAGACTCCAGTTCCAGAAGCTGGTTGCCCCATGCCTCCAGCTCGTCAAGCATGTCGCGGGGTATAATAGTCTCCTTGCGCACCGTCCGCAAAAGCCTGCGCATATCGATGGGCCGGAAACTCCACTGCTCCCGTCCGTTCTTCCGGAAACTGATCCTCAATGCCGTCGGGCAGATACGGGCGATGGCCCCGTCTTCAAGCAGCTCGCTCCGTTTAAGTATGTTACATACGTCCATGGCACAGATGTGCAGATGGCCGCTGTGGTTTCGGGAAACCCGTATGTTCCAGTCCCGAAACGGAATGTTCCTATTCTCTCTCATAATCATTTCCTCCTTTCTTTTTGTTGTCAGATTTATGTTTATTCTCAAGCAAGGCCCGCTTGTGGGCCATTTTGCGCACCGGATAGTATGTACGTTTCTCACCGCAAAGGGCATCATAATCCTTCAGCATCAGCGTGCCAAGGTCGGACAGTTCGATCTCGACATCCGGATGCAGATGTCTGAAATAGAGCCCGCCGCTGCATACGTACTTGCCCGTGCAACAAAATGAAATGGCCTGCAAGTTGCCTTTTGTCAGTTCCGCCGCACTATGTAGCGAGCGCGTAATGGCGACAAGAACCTGTGCCCCGTTGAAAATGAGCACCATTTTTGGCCGTTTAAATGTACTACGTCTCATGTTGTCCTAATATTTGCGTTAATTCCTCCTTTGTAAATCTAAGGCCGGCAGTCTGTACCAGCCAAGTGTCTGAAACGGTAAATCCACCGGACAGCAATTCGGACATGCGCTCCAGAAGGTAGGCACCGAATGCAGGATCGATGTAAACGACAAATAATAGAGCCAGACATTCATCAATTAACAGATGTCCCGACGCCTCGTCACGGATAACCATGTTTTCCTTGTCTATTCCGTAAACATCCGTCAGCGCTGTTATCCAATGATGGAAAGAGGCGCGGAAGTCACGGACGTTGTGCCGGTGTGCGTCTCCTCGGGCCCGGATAAAATGTGTTGCGTCGAAATAGACCGGTCCGTCCTCCTGTGACGTTCCAAAAAGCAAATCGGGGAATTCCCTGTACCGGACTGTCCGGCAGGGAATCTTTTCTTCTTTCATGTTCTTTTTTCCATTGTTTTCAAATTTGTATTTAACATTGTGCAAATATATATCTTTTTACGGTGAAATATCACAAAAAACAAGACTGATTTTTCGTTTTTATTTAATTGATTATCGTTGATAATAAGCGATTTACAGAAAATTCAAATCGAAATATCTATATATTTGGTTGTATTATTTCGTTTTGCAAATCAAGCATTAAGAAGCCTGTTTTTCATATACTTTTTTTTGTACAAAACTTCTCTCCCGCCTGCTCTCTACTCTTTAGGTAAAAAAGCAAAAAAAATATGGTGACATCGGACAATTCATTCAACGGGGAGCTTTTGGAGAGCATATTCAGGACTTCCAAGAAAACCATTCAGGAGTATGTCCGCGAAATCGAACGCAACAACCGCTACCGTTCATGCCGCCAGGATATAAGTTCAGGATACATCCTTGATGACCGTGCCAGGCTCATTGACCTGTACGAGGCCTGCCTGCAGCAGGATGCGCATATACGGTCGGTGGTTGAAACTTTGGAGAGCCAGATACTCGGCGACCGTTATATGCTTGCGCATGTGAACGGGAAAGGGAAATATACCAAAGACGTGGTGAACTCGCAAAAGATACAGGGCTCGCAATTTGACAAGATAATCAAGGGTATCGTGGAAGCCAAGCTTTACGGGTATACTTTACTCGAAATCATGCCGTATGTTGATTCCGGAACAGGCAGGTTGGCGGAAGTCAACATCATCGAACGGCGCAATGTATTGCCGGACCAGAGAGTTGTACTGAAAAGGCAGGGTCTATGGGAGCCGCATTGGGATTTGCGCAATCCGGCCTACCGCCGTTGTTATGTGCTGGTAACCTCGGGTGACCTTGGGCTTTTTTCTGCCACAACGCCATTGATACTCGCCAAAAAGTTCACGGTGGCCAATTATGTTAACTTCTCCCACACCTACGGACAACCGATCATTCATGGAAAGACGGTCAGTGAGAGCAATGCCGACCGCAAACGGCTGGCCGGTGAAATAGCCAATGCGGCGCAGAACAAGGTCGTGGTCACCGGCATCGAGGATGAGGTGGACATCAAGACCTTCACCATGTCCAATTCGGAAAAGATATATACCGGACTGATTGACTTTGTCAACAAGGAGGTTGCCAACCTTGTGCTCGGTTCCGAGTCCATGGCCGGAGGGATGCAGTCGTATGTGGGTTCTACAAAGGCGCATCAGGATATTTTCCGTGACCGTATCGAGGTTTACCGCAGATATATCGAGAATGTCATGAATGAGGAGATAATCCCCCGGCTGGTAGCCATCGGATATATTCCTGCAGGACTGGAATTCAGGTATTCAAACCGGATAGAGATGAATAACGAGGACCGTATCAGGCTCTATTCGCTCATTACAGAAAAATACGAGGTTGCGGCTGACGAAATCGAGAAGGAGTTCGGAATCAATGTGGGCAAGCAGCTTAATGCCATCCCGGTTATGGGGCTTGAAGCGGATGGCGGCCGGTACATTCCCGGCCATAACGACCGCGGTATCATGTCAGACGAAGAGTATTTCCGACGTTACGGGCATCCCCGGGGGAGTAAGGTTGAAAATTTTTTGCGGGGAACGGAGTGATGGCCCGGCTTCCGTTCCCAAACGGTGTTCCATATGGAGCCGTCAGGGCGTCCGCTTTTCAGGAATCCGGTACGGAAAAGGAGTACCGTGTCATATTTGAGGCATTCCGCAGGTTCATTCTCCACTATGAAAACAGTGCCGAACGTCTCGATATTATGGAGGACATCATCACTTTGCGTGCTTCTTTCCTGATAGACAAAGCGTTGACAGGTTTACGTATTGACCTGGACCGTGCATTGGAGATTCTGAGAAACCATAATAGCTTTACGACGGAGAGAGAGAGGCTGCAGCGTGACATTCTCATCGCTGCCATAGACAACCTGGTTGATTTTGCGGCGGCCGAAGAGTATGCGATGTTCAAGGATATGCCTGAGACAGTGGATGAACGGGATATGGAGACATACGGGGAGATATGCCGCCGGTATAACTTTATTTATGCGGAGAGAGAGAACAGCCAGGTGCTTTTCGCCGCTTCGATGGCGGCATGGTGGCTCACGGTGGATACGGACACGGTGCTGACCTATATGACGCAGGGAGACGAACGGGTGCGGGCGTGGCATCTGTCCCTCGAGGGGCTCTCGTACCGCAAATCGGAATTCCCGCCGGAGTTGATACCGCCCATTGAGTGGGGATGCCGTTGTTTTCTGGTAGCGGACGGGTTCGCCGCGGTACGGGCTGCACTGCCCGTTCCGGAAAATTACAGGAAGAGGATCGATCCTGTCTTCCGGGAGAGTCTGGCCACGGGTGGACGCATTTTTTCCAGGGCACACCGCTATTTCGACATGCCGCTGCCGGAGCACATGACCAAAATTGTAAAACGGATAAAAGAAAAATTTCATGCAAAAGATAACACTCGATGAATTTTGCACCCATTGGGTGAGGGAAAGGGGAAAGGGAGGCTGGGATCCGTTCCTGCCCAGCCGTCTGGCGGGTAACACGTTTGATTTTGCCACCGAGGCCGGACAGTACAGCCGGCAGCAGTTTCTTGCCTCCTTTCCCTCGGGAGGTTTCTGCGGCGGCACATGGACGCCACGTACCTCCCGTTGGGGGCGGAAGTTTACACATCCGGTCATGAATGACACGGGAGCTCTTGCCGCAGGTATCAAGGGAGAAGCGGACAGGACCGATATCAGGGGGCGGCGCAGCGACGGCAGCCGGATATTCCGTAAAGGGGCCCGCTACTCAATATGGACTACCGAGAAGAGCATTCCGATTAAGGGCAAACGGGGACGCAGCAAGAACCGCTACGGGCACTATGCCGCCGTACACAATACCGACCCGAAATTTGGTCTGTACACCGTAAACCAGCATTCTTCACGGCGTCCCGTACACCGCCAGTTCATAGGTTTCTCCCCGAAGATAGAGGATTACATCGCTGATAATTTTATGGATATGATTTTTAAAGGATTCCCGGGCGTATGATAAAGGACAAGCATTCCGTAGGACAACCGCATCAACCGGCTCCCGTGCAGGAAAGCCTGCCGGAAGAAGTGTCCGAAAATCCGTTTGTGAACATGTATCAGGCGGTGAAGCGGGCCATACAGACCATAAAAGAGGACCCGGACGATCCGCTCTCACCTCCCTTTTTCAAGACCATAGCCATTGACAACGGACAGTTCGCCCGTATCGTACGTGGGGAAAACACGGAATATGAGACCGTTTTTCCGGCCGTCTTTATCCATTTCGTCAACGTGAGGTACCTGGTGCAACAGCAGAGAATCGGCGAGGGGCGCGCCACCATGCGTGTACGCTTCATTCTTAATACGCTCAACAACGGGGACGAGGATAGGGAATGCGAGTCATTCATCGTATTCCAGAGGCTGAACGTGGCCATTCAGGATGCCAAGAACAGGGAACCCGCCCTTAACGAACGGTGTAACCTGACCTATTTTGACATGCCGACCACCACTAATATGCTCCAGGCGTATTGGGTGGACTATGAGGTATGGTTCCGGGAGTCTTCCGCATGGAAATACAGGGACTGGGTAAAGCGCTATCTGGTCATGCCGCCTTTCACGCAGCATGGCGATGCGCCGCAGCATGACGGCGGCGGGCACGGCTATCACCCTGAACCGGGCTATGATAAGGCGACAGGATTCAGTCAGGCGGTGGAAACAGGCGTACATGGCGGAAACAAGGATGAGATTTCCGGCATTTGATGGTGGGGCCTTGCACATTCACGGCATGGGTATCTGAAAGGGTGGTCCGGCGCTTCGTCCGTTCAAACAATGCATGGTCATTTTTCGATTAAATGTCATTATTCCGGGAAGTAAGTCCCGCTACCATATCCAAATGTCTTGTAAAATGATCTTAAAGTTGCGTGGCGTGCAGGTGGACAGCCCGTCCGGAACTGTTTTTAACCCATAATCTTGTCTAACGCCTACTCTTCCATAAAAAGAAAAACATGAGTACAGAAGAATTGCAATATGTGGTGGGTGAAGCAAAAACGGGTGAACCTGCCGTTATCCGTTTCTTCGGCCGCGTAACGGAAGAAACCACCTCCCGGTTCAATGACGAGTTCGACTTTCTTGAAAATATTATCCGTCCATCCTGTATCCGCGTGTTAATCAATTCGGAAGGTGGCAGTGTCCTTTACGGCATGTCCACTTATTCCACCATCGCCAATGCCAAAGTGGACACAGAATGTGTCATCGAGGGCGTGGCGGCGTCAATGGCTTCCATTATCTGGGCTGCGGGCAAACGTTCCCTTATGCGGGACTACGCCATTTTAATGATCCATAATCCTATACTGCCGGACAATGACGGGGAAGAGCCTTCGGACATGCTGTTGGCTTTCACCAGGCAGATAGAAACGATTTATCGGAAAAGGTTCGGTTTGACCAAGGAGCATGTGCGCGCCATTATGGACGGGCAGGCCGGCAAGGACGGGACTTATTTTGATGCGCAGGCTGCCGTAAAAGCGGGCATCATTCCATCAGAGAACATTATTCGTACATCGAAGCAGCTCTGTCGCAAAGTACATGACGAGATTGCCGGACTGGCGGACACGGCGGCCATTCAGGAGTTGATGGACCGCGTCAGTGAGGGGAATAAACCTTTTGAGGATATTTTTCCTACTCTTACAGAAACAGAAAACGATATGGCAAACGAAAACAAGACACAAGGTTTTGAGTACGGGGCGATTGCCGCCTCGCTGGGCATGAAGGACGGAGAAGTCAAGGACGTGATGGCCCGTATCTCCGAACTGGCAGCGATGGAACCTAAATACAAAGAGGTGCAGAAAGCCCTGAGTGACGCACAAACGGTCATAGCCGGTAAGGATGCTGCAATCCGGAACTTGCAGAAGGATCTGTCCGCTGCTACGGCACGTCTCTCCACTTACGAACAAAAGGAGAAGGACGAGAGGACATCCCGCATCGAAACGCTGGTGGAGAACGCCATTGGCGAAGGCAAGATTGACCGTGAGGCAAAAGCGCAATGGGTGGAGATGGCGGAGGCCAACTTCGAGTTGGCGGAAAAAACACTGGCTTCCATCCCCGCGCGTGAGATCATCTCCAAAGAAATCGCCAATGACCCGGCCAACATCCAGGCCACGGCGGAGGCGACCAAGACGGCCGAGCAGATGATGGCCGAGAAGGTGGCCGAGGTAGTCGGTGCGGATTTCAAGTTCCGCAAACTCTGACAGGCAGACATCCGATCTTAATTGACATGCCGGAGGCCGCAGGCCTCGCGCGGAAACACAAGTATCCGCCAGTCGGCCGAGTTTCACATTTCAACGGAAAAACTTAAAACGACAATGGCCGATACAGTAAATTTTCTTCAAAATGGATATAGCGGCGAGGTTCTTGAGGACCTGCTGACCTATACCGTGCAGGGTAATGATACGGTTCGTGAAGGACTGATCCATATCAAGACGGGCATCCAGCACCGTTATACACTCCCTGCCATCAAGCTGGGCAATATCATTCAGGACAATGTGCCGACCCCACAGCCCATTCACGGTTCCAAAGGGGATGACGGCTCGAACGAGTACCAGTTCACCGAACGGTATCTTGAGCCCTCCGATTTTATGGTTTACCTTGAATTCAATCCCAGGGACTATGAAAAGTACTGGCGTTTCGCACAACCGGAGGGCAGTCTTGTATTCCGGGAACTTGACCCGAAAATCCAAGCCACGATGCTTCGCTTGCTCATGGACAAAAAAAACGAATACATCGGTAATGCCATATGGACCTCCGCACGTGGCGGAGATACGGTGGCAAAAATCACCGCACCGGAAGGCTGTACGAAAATTGGTGCCAACAAGGAGAAGTATTTTGATGGTGTTGTCAAACGCATCCTCGACAATGTAAACTCTACGGACACGCAGGTAGTTGCCGGCGGACAGTG